GTCTCCGTGCATGGATGGCTCCAGTAGACCAACCTCATGAGAACTTTGTGTTCCCTGAAGAGGTCTTGCCAAGAGGCAATGCTCTGTGATACACTAGGAGGGGAGACCCTCCTTTTTTAATGATAAATTCTGATACACCTTATAAAGTTGCTGAGATTATTAGAGATACTTGGCCTCAATTATACAGACTAAATAATTTTCAAAACTTAACAAATGTCATGATGTTTACAGTTTATTCAAAAGATGGTTGTCCATATTGCACAAAAGTTCAACAGGTGCTAGAGTTAGCAGAACTCAAGCATGTAGTTTATAAGCTCGGTGTAGATTTTACACGAGAAGAATTCTATGCAGAGTTTGGTGAAGGTTCCACCTTTCCTCAAGTGATTGTCAATGACAAACCTATTGGTGGATGCACAGATACAGTTCAGTACCTTAAGGAGCAAAACTTAGTTTAATGGAAACTAATTTTCACGAAGTTTACAATGATGTTGAAAAAGCAATTGACTATGCTTTTCAGGGAAAATTTGTCCTCAAATTTTATGACTACCTGAAAGTTAAGGGTGTGAAAAAAGTTGAAGTTGAAGAGTTTATTGAAAGTTCTACTGCATCAAATATTAGTAACATAGTTGGAGATCTGGATGATTATCTTGAAGGTGGTTCTGACGAAATGCATAAACAACTTCGTGAAGCTTATGGTCATATCCCAAAACCAGAAGCAAGAAAAATAAAAAATTATTTGTATGGCATCTTGGAAGATGCATGGAAGTATAATTATGACAAGAGGAAAGGGAGACGCAAAAAGGAAACTAAATAACTCTGAACCCGAGATCAATCGGGGTGTGGAATTGTTGTTAAGAAAGAGGAGGAAAAAATCTGAAGAACCAAAAACATTCCAAATGAGGTTTGGTAAGATGATTTCTCTCCTCCGTCGAGAGATACACATATTATTCGAATTTCATTTGGATATTCGGAAAAAGTAACTCTCGGAGAAAGAAAAATGCTAGCAGTAACACTCACCATCGGCACTCTTGTTTCAATAATGTTCTTTTTTGTTGGAGGAGTAATTGGATGGATAGCAAAACAACATTTCTATGAGAGTTCATATCCCTCATTTACACACCCAGAAATGTTTGATCAAAATGGAAATGTAATTCCAGACGAAATTTTAGCAGTGAGATTTGAAAATGACTACGACTACGAGAGCGAAGAAGACGACGATTGAAAAACCAATAGAAACTCTTCCAAAAAATCCTTTTATATTTGAAGTGTTGGAACTTACTTCAAAGCAAAAAAGTAATGCAAAAAAAGTAGAAGTTCTTAAGACTTATGAGCACGATTCTCTGAAAACTATTTTTATTTGGAATTTTGACGAAACTGTTATTTCTCTTATTCCTGAAGGTGAAGTTCCTTACGGAGAAATAAACGATCAAACTGTTTATACGGGAACTCTTTCTGAAAATATTAAGAGAGAAACATCTGGTGGTGAGTCTGCAACGGGACAAGATCTTGATGGAAGGGGAAAAACATCTTTGCGTAGAGAATATCAAAATCTTTATCATTATGTAAAGGGTGGAAATGCAAGTATTAATAATATTAGAAGAGAAATGATGTTTATTAATCTTCTCAGAGGACTTCATCCAAAGGAAGCTGAAGTATTAATTCTTACAAAAGATAAAAAACTTACTGATAAATACAAAATAACATTCGATAATATTAAAGAAGCATACCCAGATATTCAATGGGGAAATCGTTCGTGAGTATAGTTGTGGAGAAAAATATGGCAGATACGACAAGAGAAAATCTAAGATATCTGCCTCATGAATATGGATGTGAAATCCTTTTTGAAAGAACAACTATGGCTCAAGCAAAAGATTCATCACTTCCAAATGATGCATATCTAATTTGGTATAATGCGGATGGTGAAACTTTTATGGATGTTACACGTTGTAGAAAACGAGTTGATTTATTTGACTTCTATTACGACAAATATGGTCCAGGATCTGTTCAAAAAATTGATTTTGGATATGGAAGAGTAAACACAAAAATGTGGGGATATAAAGCACCCGAAAAAAAGAAAAAAAGATGAGTGAAGGATTTAGTGAAGAAAAGATTGAAGTCTCAATCAATAAAAATGAAGTAAAGAATCTTCTTAAAAAATATAAGAAGATTAAAAAGTATATGCGTTCTCCAATGTATAGTGTAAAAAAGATAGACGGTACAGAAAAAATCGTCAGTGATCTTTTGGATAATACTGAGAATGGGTAAGCATTATCTTCTTAATCTTTATGGTTGTTCATTTGTTCTTCTGAACGATGAGAAATGTCTTATTGATTTATTGGAAAATGCTGCGGTTGTGAGTGGTGCAACTGTGGTTCAGACTATCTCTAAAAAGTTTGAACCACAAGGAGTTACTGTAATTTGCTTATTATCGGAAAGTCATATTAGTATTCATACCTGGCCTGAGGAAGGTAAAGCAGCAGTAGATGTTTATACTTGTGGAGATTGCAATCCAAAGATTGGATGTGATATCATCATTCAACAACTTTATGCTCAAAATCACACACTGAGTTATATTGAGCGGTAACTAAATACACTATATCTGGAGAAGTATATGCTCTCTACTCAATATCGTTTACGCCTTGAAGCAATATGCGAACGAATTGTGAAAGGTGAATCTGTAGAGTTAAGTGATATGATATGGGCAGAAAAATTAGCAAAGTCAAATCGTTCTGCCGCAACTATTCTCAGGCAAGCAAGAAGACTTGCTGCAAATCCTAATATGCAGGAAGATAGTCTTGATGGATTTATGAATGCTTTAGACCTTGGAGACCCTGACCCATCAAACCATAGAACAGGATTTCAAAGTGCTGATGATATTATTGATTTCTTCAGTGGAGATAAACCTGACGATTGGAGGCAGAGAGACTGATGAAATCCTTTCAAGAGTTTTTATCTGAAGAAGAGAAATCTTCAAAAAGAACTGCAGGTTATATTGATGAACCTAAAGGAAATGAGAAGTGCTCCAACTGCAATATGTGGAGACCACCTAATGCTTGTACTGCGGTGAAAGGTAAGATTTCACCTGATGGGTGGTGTAAGTGGCATCAATACGATAGAAAGAATCAAGATTAAGAAATAATAAAATCGGTATAACATTTTACAAACTTGCTTGCATAACTAGATTGACGGGTCTATAATGACCTTACGTTCATCAGAGGAAACTCTGACGCAAGTAGGACGGCGGAACGGAACGTTCATCCCAATGGGACGCAAACCGACCGAAGGAACGGGGCCTAAAAATCTCATTCTGGAGGAAATTCCAATGGCTAAAGTAGTATATCGTGGCATCGAGTATGATACCCAGAAGCGTCTGGAGTATCAACAGCAGATGATGCAACAACCCCAACAATACGACGAAAACTATCGTGGTGTTCGTTTTGTAAAAGAGGGGCATAAGTGATGCAGAAACTCAATGTGCTTCAACTCATTAAAGATCAGAAGCAGAAAGAGCAACGTCGTCACCAAGCACTGCTTGCAAATGCAGGAGCAGGAAAATGATTGCTACGATTGCATCTATTGCAGTAGCATCAACAGCATTCATCTATCTAATTTATTTTGAAGTTCTATTGCTAAACAAGTAATGGATAATTACCATTACCACTATGATGATGCGGACAAGGACAGTAGAGGTCCTGCTTGTTATCTTTTAACATATCGGGGATGTCGTTATTGGTCTTGCTATCGTATTCATCTAGTGGAATGGTTTGAGAAAATGTTTAATTCAGAGGGGTCTTAAAGACCCCTCTTTTTTTGTGAGTATATTTGCTGATTGACCAAATGATTTGAGTTTATTATAATAACAATATCTTCGGGATCATGCCCATGTAACAAAAACATTCTTTGTGATTAATTTACTATTGCCTGGAGGTATTATGCATAACCTTATTTCTTTCAATCAACTTGCAGAATGGAAACATTTTGAAGAGACTTTGGATAAATGTAATAATGAAATGGATTTGATAAATGATTATTATAATTGTCTGATTGAATGTGATGATAATCAGGTAACATGTAAAAGAATTTGTAGGAGAATATTAGAATAGTCTAGTTGAGGGGTTGACTACCCCTCTTTTTTTGTGTATAATACCTTTGTTGAGGTTCAATGAGATGGACAAAGAAAAGC